CAAACGCCACACCGCCATACGAACTCGAGTCGACACAGGAGCGCGCCAAAACAAGGGAATTACTACTAGACTGCCAATAATAATCAGAATAATGTGTGGTTTCACTGCCTCCCACTTGCGTCGGAACCATGTCAAAAAACGGACCTTTTTCCGCTGCAACATTCGTTATCCAACCATCAGAAGTTCCAGCGTTCACATTTCGAGTAGAACCGTCCGGATCTGTGATTTTCCATACGCGGTTGTTGATTTCAACACCCTTCACCCATTCGTAAATACCTCCAAAAACACCTTCCAGGCCAAGGCCGCAAACATACTTGCTGGTTTCATTTTGGGTATCTGCATTACCTTTGGAGTTACTGCTTCCGGTTGTCGTAGCCGGACTATAAGATGCACCACCAGCTCCTAATACAGCTTGCAGGTTGCGATTTCCATATTTTGCGTATAGCATAAAAGCTATCACGCAATGCTGCTGGAAGTCAATACGCTGGTAACCTTTGCCACGGGCTGTTGCATAACCTTCAAAATCATTGGTTGATTTATTAGTTGTCGGAGTTACCCCGCTACGGCTATACAGCTTATTCGAAGTCATATAACCTTTATATGCTCCAACCAAAGAGCGCGGCACATGCTTAAATGTTCCATCCACATTATATTCTGCAAAACGATAACGGAATTTATTACTGTCCACAGATTCCCACTTGTAATAGAACTCAGGAAAGTCAACCATTACATCACCCTCTGTTCCGTCCAGTTTGGCAGCTGTTCCGTCCTCGTAAAAATTACTATTATCATCCCGAAGATAGGCGATTGAAACTTCTCCTTCGGCAGTTTTCTTGCACAGACAACGACGGAACTTAGATAGTATTGTTGCAATGACGCCACTGTTAATTTCGCCTGTTATATTCTGCGGATCGCTCTTTGATTTGTCAAAAACAATAGCCGCGTCAACAATCTTTTCATACTCGAAGGAAACTGTTCGGCTGGCCTGATCTGCCGTAAATGACTGGTCGGAAGGTTTCAGATAACCGGCGAAATCATCCACCGATACCGTGTAGGACGTGCCGGTCGGCACTTTCACGACCACACCAGTTCCATTACCCGTGCCGATTGTTTCCCCACCAGTTTTCTTTACTGTTACCGTACAGGCGGAACAGTCCGCGCTATCGTTGGTGGTTACATTTACCGTTACTTTCTCACATGAATAACTAAACACTACCTGACGCTCATTACCGCCTACGGCGACAAAGCTCTGTTTTTCCGGTGTGGTATAGCCGTTAACTGCTTCAACTGACACTTCATAACTCATATTAACCGGTATCTTCACTTCCAACGCCTCGCCCTGCCAAGTCAGTTCCTGGGTTTGTTCGGAATACTTGACTGTAACCTTTTTTCCGTTCAAATCTGTGTCAGGTGTTCCCTGGTTACTGTTTAAGGTAATGACCGCCTTTTCCTGGTTTGCCGACGTGCCACCGCTCCCGGCAATGCGCCAGTCAGCTTTACTTTCCTTGATGTCATAAAGTTGATAGAACACATAGTCTTCCTCTTCCACCTCATAAACGCGGCATTGCTGACCGATAGCGAAAGCACGCGGTTCCTCGCTGTCTTCCGGCGTATAAGTCAACGTGTCTACTGTCGGGGTGGAATCCAATGTCGGGGTTTCAGCATATTTGCCGGACATCGACGCCACAAGGCTTTCTACTTTCTTTATCTTTTCGTCGAACGTGCCGAGCGATTCGTAGAACTCCTTTTCTGTGCCCTTGTAACCGCCCATTTGAGCCGCCTGCCATGCCGATAAACCGTAAGTCGGGAGATCGGAATAACAATGCTGGCCGTCGGATAGTTTGGTTATGATTTTGCCGTCATCACGGCGTTCAAACAGCCAAACGTTTTCTACCGGAACCGTTTTATCCGCTTCCCACTCGGCCGTTGTTTTTACAATTTGCTGATAGACGTAAACGCCTGTTCCTGATTCGTTGCTCATTTCAAATACCCTTCTTTAATGATTATACTTGCTTTTGTAAAATTCGTTTGACCGGTCAAATAAACCGCCCCGCTGTGTGAACCGCCACCACCCGAACCTTCGCCGGTACGTTTCCACACGGCTTTGCCTTTGGTGTTATCGTGGCATTTCCAGAACGTTTTATTACCATATTCATCCACCGTCCAGACCTCCACACCGATGTCATAGCCGTCATCGTTCACTGTAGGGATATGATCTAAGTAAGACGGCATTTTCTTTTCCAAGGCGGTAATGCGTTTCCCGGCTTCCACATCAGCCTGTTTCAACAGTTCGATGGCATCCGATAGGGTTTTGTCCGCTTTCTTCAGATCTTCCAGTTGTTTTAATATATTGGTGAGCCATACCGCATTGACTTTATCGAAAAAGGTTGACGCTCCAGTCTCCTGTATTTCTATACAATCCCCATCCTCTGGTTTTACTTGTACGACTTTGGCGAAATACTTCACCGCGATATCGCGTACCACATCGTCGGCGTATTCTCTCTGGATATGTTCCTCCGCCTTCACCAGATACACCGGGAACACTTCCACCGTTTCCACCGCTTGGAGCGGAAGCACCATGCCGCCGATACTTACCAGCCCGGCGGCTATACTGTTTTCTTTTACCTGGCAGCCGCATATCACGCAGTTGCCATACTGCGAAAAGAAGCCGTCGGCAACAGCCAGACCTTCCCCTTGAAGCTCCAGCAGGTCGTTGCCCGACCACTTCCTTACGCCCGGTTCCTGTACATGTCGTTTCATTTCTTCATTATTATTTTATAGGTCCTATCTGCAATCTTATATCTTTCTATTTCCGCTCGTACTAGGTTCAAGTCTACACCGGCCGGCACATAAACGATAAAGTCCACGTCCTGGAAACTCTGGCCGCCTTCACCCTCCAGGGCGATTTCCTGCATCGGCTCGAACAACACCCAGTGCGCCGGTTCCGAGTTTAGCCCGATGGCAAGGAACTGGTCCTCGTAGCTCTTTATCAGAATGCCGCCGCCGAACGTTTTGTTCAGGTGTCCTTCCAGCGAACGGTGCTGGCTCGTTACGTGAACCTTGTACCGGTAATAATCACGCCAGGTGGAAAAGGCATCCCAAACGCTTTCCAGGTCAGCCAATGCCCAAAGCCATTTAAGACGGTTTGGCTGCCTGCGGTGCGGGGCAACGTACTGGCGGATAATTTCCTTGAAGTTCAGAATAATGTTCATACGCTAAATGTCATTGATGGATACCATTTCCAGTTTACTGTCTTCCGTATAGTTGAAATATCCCGCGAGCAGGGTCGCCATCGTGTCGATAGGGATAAAATCTTCATCTTCCGTGCCCTTGCGGGAAAGGGCGACCATTTTTGCCGTTACAACACCTGTTACCGACGTTACCGCCTCCAGCATCTTGTGCGAATATATCACACCACCGAACTTCTGCGCCGTCTTGAACTCCTCCAGCGAAGCCAGCACCGCTTCCTGCACACTGTCTACAGGATTGGCGGGGTTATAATAAACTTTTATGTCGTACCGCACCTCGTCGGCATCGGTCGAGATAACCTCGGATTTCGTACCGGCAAACTTGATGGCGTCAATGTAGTTTTTGAAGTTCAGAAGCTGGTTGCTCGTCAGCGGCACAATTTTACCTTCTTCGTCTTCGGTGGCGACGCGGAACATAATTGTGTTATCTTCCGCCACGTTCACAGAAGCAATTTTGATAACGCGGGCGGTTTCATCCACCGTCGGATATTCCAAAAGTCCGGTCACGGTATCAAAAACCAGCTCGTGGCCCATTTGGAACTCATAACATTTGTCGTTATACCAGGTAACGGTTCCGGCCACTTCTTTTTCTGCGTCTTCGTCCATTTCCTTTTTGAACGTGTCCAACACAATTTCAAAAAGATAAATTCCATAGGCCATACAATGTACCCAGAGCCGCCATTCCGAGGCAGCAGAGATGGAAAGAGCGAAGGAAACCTTCAGCCTTTCCGTGATGCTTTTTTCTATTTGCTCGATCGTTCTTGCCATTGCGATTCCATATAAGTGGTTATACTTCGGTCTATTTTCTTAACAACCGTCTTTCTGACAAGGCGGCTTTCGTCGTCAATCTGTACGGTAGATCCGGGGGCCAGTTTTATATCAGGATAAAACGAGCCAAGTTCACGACCTGACTTTACAACCGCTGACGGATCATTTTTCAAGTCTGGATTGTTGAGAATAATTTCACTTATAGCTTCTGCCGTTCCATATTGTTGCAAGGCTATATCCAGCAGCAGCTGGTCGTTTTCAACTTCAATCGTTTTCATATCGAGCCTCCACATTTAAATCATTTGAGTAAGTGGCAAATGCCACCTTTGACACTTTCATACCGTCGGCCGTAAACTCCTTGCGCGTGGCTCTGAGCAGGCCTTCCGGGTCGTTGTCCATCATATAATTTACAGCTCCGACACCGGCTTCCGCCTTCTGCCGTATATGGCCTTTGTCCGAATACAGCAGGTCGCGCTGGTGCTGGTAGGTACTTTCCGCTATCAGCAAATCTCCGCTCGTAAAATCCAGGTCGCCGTCAGGCTGTTGTTTATAATCTTTCATAGGCTTTATGATATAGTATTGCCAAAAGTACCGGTCACAGGCCCCATCGAAGTTGTCAGACCGGCTGTATAAGTAATTGTCGCGCTTTTGATGGCGTTCATGACAGCATCCGCCAGCTTATCCGCCACCTTGTCGATAGCCCCTTCCCGGTCGTCGTCCTGCTGGTCCATTACCTGGGTAAAGGCTTCCTTTATCTCTGATTTGATTGTCGCTTTTACTAATGCCATAATTTATCCCTCCATATAATTAGGCAAATCCGCCTTAATCTGTTGAAATGTCGCCATATTAATAGGTACGCCGGACGGACCTACAGCCGTGGGGACTGTCAGGGCACAAATCCCGTCCAGCATTTGTTCCAGCGTTTTCTTTAGTCCTGAGCCACCACGGGTGATAGTCACACCGCCTGTAGATGTTTTAACGGTCGTCGAGTCGGCGGTAATGGTGAGCGCGTCCGCTTCATGGAGGGCTTTCACCTTGTCATTCGTCACCTCCAGCTTTTCCGCGTCCACATGGACGGTTATCTTTTCGCCTTTCTTGATGTCGATGTTTTCGGTATCGATGATTACTTCCAAATCGGTATCGGTAAATATCATCTTGTCTATCTCGGTGAATTGGCACACGAACAGCTCGTTGCTTTTCCCGATTCGGCAGACCAGTACCGTGCTATCCAGCCGGGGAATGAAGGCGAAGCCCTGCAGGTCGGGGTTCACCAGACCGCGAAGGCGCACATCGAAATAGTCCACCTGGTCATCGCGTTTGACGGTGCAGGTAAATTCTTCCTCGTTCACTTCGGTAACGGTTCCCTGGAACACCTGGTCGCCGCCATCGCCGAACCGCCGCTGGAACTTCCGGCGTAATTCTTCCATTTCCTTGCTCATGCCTTGATACCTATTTCAACGGTGCGACGCCCTCCACCTGTCCCGAAAGACGTTTCCACACTTTCGATAAAGTAGTCACCGCTCCGTTCGTTATACACTTTGTCTTCGATGCTTGCCACCATGCCAGGAAGGGCGTAGGGAAGCAGGAAGGTTGTTATCTTGCCCCGGTAGCCGTCGAACGAATACCGTTTCAGTTCTTCCTGGGCAAGTGTTTTCAGTTCCGCCGCGTCTTTCACGTCGTAATAGTAAAAGGTGCGCGTTTCACCGCCGTCCTCGCCCAGCTCGCCTTCTATCTTCGTGCCGTCCTTGTAATAGCAGACAGCCTTTACTTTCAGCTTTACATCCTCGGCCAACTGGTATTTCAATTCGTTGTCGCTGATCACGTTTTCCCGGAGCAGGTATTTCACTGTTTCGCCTTTCACGTCGTTAGCCTTGCCGACATGGAGTTTCCCGTTTATGTCGAACCACGCCACAAGGCCGTATTCCTTTTTCAAATAACCCAAAACCCAGCTGCCGGGCTTGTTGTTTACAACGAAGTTCTTCAGCGTCAGGTCTACCACTTCGCCCATCTGGATTCCCGTTAGAATGGTGTTCAAACAGTCTTTGAGCGTTGTTTCTTTTTTCGAGAATACGCAGTTCAGGAATCGCAGCTTGTAATATTCGTCCTCGCATTCGATTTCCAAGGGAACTTTGTAATTGAGCCGCTTCACGTAGCCGACAAACTCGGTATTCAGGCTTCCGTCGTACCCCAACTTGACTTCCACCTTGTCGCCCACCTTTATGGCCTGTGCCGTCTCAATATGTGTCGGGGGCTCTCCGGAATGTTTCAGCACAGCCGTTACTGGTACCTTAATTGTAGCGGTTGCCATCAGGTCGTACAGGCTTCGTTTCACTTTCACGTCGTGTACTGACTTAAAGGAAACCGAACCGATTTTTATTTCACAACACAAAGCAAACATATCATTCCAGTATTAATTCAAAACTCCGGTCCGTTACCAGTTCCATCGTGAACACCTGTGCCGTCTCGCAGCCTTTCATTTCGGCAAAGTCGATGCTTTTTATCACGACCTTATCCTCTTCGTCCAGGAATATATCAGTCAGGGCGCATTTGAGCGTAACCGATTCGTTGATGTTGTACAATTCATTCAGGGCGTTGATCTGCTGGTCGGGAAAATCCACGTCCAGGCAGACACCGGCGATGCGTATTTCGTAATCATCGACCGAAATCAACTCCTTGACCGTACCCTTGCGGCCGACCATTGCCGTTTCCACGATGCTTTTCTTTCCACGGATGGAAATGACAGCGTTCGGTATCTCGTACTCCGTTCCTTTATGCTCCAGCACGATTGGCATAAAATACCAGCGTCCCTGTGCGTCCTTCTTTCGGAGCGTGGAACCAAAGTCGGAACTGGTCTTTTCCGAAGCCTGTTCGCCGGGGTATTCGTAGCCGTTCGCCTTATATTTGCTAGGCGTGTCAGGAATAAAACCACCCGGATAAGGCAGCCCTTTGTAACCGATCACATTGAGCAGCATATCGCCCAAGTTGAACTGGCTTACCCGTTTAAATGTCTGGGCTACTTCTTTAACTGTGTATTTCGTTGCCATATCTTAACCTTCGCTTAATTCTTCCAATATTCCCAATATTTCGGTGCGGATCGTTTCACCACCTTTCTGGTCGGTATTGGCGACATGGATAACCACTTCATCGCATACCTTACCAATCTGGTACGTCCTACCGTTGTTATTATAATTCCGACTATTGTCAGCGGTGAACGTGCTGTTCGTTTCCCGGATGTTTTCCACGTTATAGGCATCTGAGATATTCGGCGTCGGAATGTCCGCGTTCCGAATGTCCGGGGAGGAAGCCAGCACAAGTGGTACAGACACGACCGCAGCGATTTTCCGCACGTTCTGCATTATGTCGGCGAGGTAGTTCGTCTCCCCGGCATCATACGTCTGGGAGCTGTCGTCCACCTTGGCTGAGACGGGGGAAACGGCCATCGGTACAGCCTTACCTCCCACAGCCGCCACCGGGGTGACGGAAAGGCTTATCGGTTCCAGTTTCCGGGTGATGGCGGTGTATTCGGCCGTCTCGCTCAGATTTTGGATATTGTCATCCAATCGTATGGCATCACGTTTCTTCTTGCCCTTACTGCCTACATCCTGCATCTTTCGCATCAGGGATTCGTAGTCCGGTGCCTTCGCATTGGCTGCGTCTGGTACCTGGGGCACTTCGGGCATCAGTTGGTTGGCGGCCATTGAGTCAATTTCCTGCCCGGATGCAGCCCAGCTGTCACGCCCGGCCTGCTTGCCACGTTCCCAAGCCTGGGAATAGTTCCCGGACTGCATAGTGTTGTAGGCAACTGATACCGGGTTAGCTCCAAGAATTCCCTCTCCGATATCCTTGAATCCATCTTTTGCGAGTGTGGCGGCCTCCTTAAAATTTCCCTTCAGCAGGCTTACAATGGCCGAGCATACACCGCCGATTCCTGATAATACTTGTTTAAACGGTTTAACGATACTGTCAAGAAGTGTTCGCCCGAACTCCTTTATCACACCCCACACTCCAAGAACCGTAACGCGGAAGCCTTCAAATTTCTGCCAACAGAGTGCAACAATACCAACTACGGCTCCGACAGCAGCTGCTATCCAACCGAGTGGAGACGCCATGAATGCGGCATTCAATGCCAACTGTGCAGCGGTCAAACCTCCTGTTACAGCCGTTTGTGTAATATCCAATACCTTTTTTATTCCACCGATTACAACCGCCCTCTGCGTCCAGGCATAATTCAAGGCCATCGCAGCAGAAAGTATTCCCAGCGTGGTAGTCAATCCGGCAATAATCGGGTCGCCCGCTTGAAGCAGCGAATACCAACCAGAAAAGAATCCGATAATGGTATCCATTACGGCAGATACCCCGGAAAGAGCGACTGCTGCGACGGTAAGGCCAGCACTAATAACCGGTAACATGATTTCGCCAACCTCAGTGCCAATATTCTTGAACTGGTTCCATACCTCAGTTGCCTGTTGTATAGAGTTACGGGAATAGCCAAGGGCGGCGGCTGTTTCCCCTGTTGAGTTAGACACATCACGCATGGATTCAGTCAGCTTCTGTGTGTCTGACATCAATACGGCAAATGCGCTTTTGGCCTCTTTGTCAACCAATCCAAACTGCTCCAGCATGGATGACTTCTGTTCATCCGTCATGCCGCCAAGAACTTTCTGAAGGTCAGTAAATATATCAACCACGCTACGTATCTTACCCGTATCATCGAACACGTCAATACCGGCAGCTTCCATCTTCTTTCTGACATCCACACGTCCAAGTACGGAAAAGGCGTTTTCCATTAGAACGGCAGCCCTCTCAGCCGACTGGCCTTTACCTGTCAAATAGGCAAAGGTTCCTGCCACCTCTTTATAGGCAATACCCAGATTATCGGCTCCTGCAATCAAGTTCGGCATGTACCGCGCAAAATCAGCAAATTCTCCTGCTCCAACACGCTTTGCAGCGAAGAAGGTATCCAGTACTTCCTGCGCCGTTGTGTTCTCCTTACCCACGATAGAGAGCGTCTGTGCTAACGCCGCCGACACGGTATCAAGGTCTGTAAATCCAGCTTTGCTGCCTTTAAGTGCCGCATCCAATATTTGAAGGGATAACTCGACATCGTTCACCTGCGAATTAATCGCTTCAAACCCTACCGGGACAACCTGAATGTCCGACTTATTCTCAGCCGCAATCTCTTTAAGTCTGTTTTTCAGATCCTTCAACCCGGATTCATCAAGCTGTGCGGTAATATTGACGTTAGCCATCGCCTCGTCAAAATTCATACCCGCAGCACCGGCCGCTCCTACAGCGGTTATACCGGCCACGAGTGGGTTCTTCAACAGGCTGGCACCTGGTATCGCATCGAAGGCTTCCGACACCCACTTCTTAAATTTACCACCCCCGGCAGCTGTCTCCAGCTCGTTTAATTCGTTTGTAAGTCTGGAAATCTCACGGTTATACTCTTTTATGGCCGGAAGATTGTCAGCCGGTATCCATTCCTTCTCAGACTGTAAAGCGTCTATCCGAGCTTTCAGTGAGCCGATGGTCTTTCCCGTGTCCTGGAATACGTCTTCTGCCGACCTAACTTTTTCCTGTACGCCGGAAAGAGCCGACCTCGTTTTCTCCGAGGTGGCCGTTATCCCTGCCAGTTTAGCGCTGATCTGGTCACGGAGCGAAAAGATGTATTCTATCTTGTTTGCCATAAATCACCCATGCTTTTAATAAAATCGTATTTTACCCATTCGGCCAAAGTAACCTGCAAACCCCATTCTTCGTCGCCTAGCGTTGCCGGGTCGATATGCAGGTAGGCCCGGATCAGGCTGTCCGCAAGCAGCAACCAGCCGGGCCTGTCGGCGATACCCGTCCGGCTTATAACTTTTTTAGCTCGGCTTCTTTCACTTCCACCAGTTCGCCCAGCTTTGCCGATACGCCGAGGAATAGCGAATCGTCTGTCTTGATTTCTTCGTCACCGTCAAGCCAGCAATTATTCAACAGAATCTCGTTATACTTCATCGGGTCATTTTTCCCTACCACAGCAGCGGCACTAAGAGCCTGACGACTGGGGCGTTTCAGGTAAGCAACCTTATCACCAACGACAACACAAAACACGTCTCCGTACTTCTTTTTCCATGCTTCGATTTGTTCCTGGACTACGTTTTTTTCTGGCATAATTGTATTTTTTATGTCTTGTTTATCCATCGTATTATTATTTTAAATTGTTATACCACATTATATTCTACATCACAGGCAATAAAAGGCAACGCGTGTTCTGAATACAGGTCGCCTTCCTTAATGCTGTTCGGAGCTTCCGTAATGGAAGCATTTATAACCTTGTCTGTCTGTACTACTCCCGTTTCCGAAATATAGGAAACAATGACATCAAATTCCAGGTCGGTTACATCATCGTAGCCTTTCGCTTTTGCGGCCGCATGCATAGCAACCAGTTCAGACTGTAAAACAGTAATCGTTCCCTCGTATTCTTTCTTGCCCATCTGTATGCCACGTGCCTTTTTACCTGTTGCATACAAGGCTTCTTTTGCCCGTTTGGATTTGTACTCAATGGCACGCAGCCCGGCTACAGGTTTGCCGAGCAATACCACATTTACGTCAATCCACGCATATTCTTTTGAATTAAAACTTGCCATTACTCACTTGTTTTATTAAAAGGATTATCAAATGACAGATCAACATTGATTTCTTTGAGCAAAGCGGTAGGTACAACCTTCGCCTGCACTTTTAGCGCATTCGTTGAAATCAAGTCCTGATTAGGGTCTATGTAGGCGGTAAATCCTGAGATTTCACCTTCCATATTCGTATTTACGGCACGAATCAACAACTGTTCGTAATACTTACATATTGGCTGCGGCAGCTTGCCGGTTTCCGGATCAACAGCCACACTGTCCAGTATTTCGTCAATGTAGGTCTTATAACATATTACCAAGGCCTTCTGGATTACACGGGTTAAGCTTAAACGATGATAATCGTTGGTTGTTGCAACGGCTGTCGGATCATCGTTGAGATAGTAACCGTTCTTTCCTATATAGGTACGGTAAAAGATATAACCTGCATCATGCAGTGCGTTCCAAAGACTGTAACTTTCCTCAGGCTTCTTTCCGTTTGTCAGATAACCGTCCGCAACCAGGCTACCGTCACGGACACGGGCCAGCGAAATATTTACTGCACAAGTGGCAAGACGCCCCAAAACTTTGCCGATAGCCGCCGAGTAATATTCACTTGCTCCACATTTCCCGTCTGAGGCCATCACAACAGACACGCTGTCCTGGCTTCCCTCTCGTGGTTGGTATAAGCTGTCGGTTGTACCATTCCAGGCAAGGGCCGGAAGCAAGACTACAAACGGGGCAATCTGTTTCAAATAAGATTCCACAACCTGTTGAGCGGCTGTTACGGCTGTAACCACGTCCTGATCAATACCGCTTGTTACGGTTGGCTCGTACTCGGCATCCGGATTACGGTTTATACCCACCAGTCGGATACGTCCGGCCGCAGAATCAATCAGCGTTTTTAGCGGAGATCCGGCTTCCATTGAACAGATTTCGGTCAAAGTCTTAGCCGCATCAACTACCAACAGATGCAGTTCCGCGCCATCACCGGCTGATTCATAAAAGCCCAGCACTTCTTTATAGGCCAGCGGGTTATTTTCTGCCGTCAGTCCCAGCTTCTTCAAATCGCTGGTTGAGGCAATCACATAGACCTTGTTAAGCTCCAGAGTGGATGAAACCGCCGTACCCGTCAGAATCAATCCGGCAATACCGTCGTCAGATAATGTAACAGCTCCAATATTGCCGTTACCTAATGTTATGTTTACGTTTGGCAAACTCATTTTAATTATGTTTTAATAGTTTTTGAACACCTTTCAAACCAAGCCAAATGGCCAGAATAGAAAGCGATAATTTCCCGATCCGCATCCAGGTTTCCTGCCACCAGGTAATGTGGTTCACCTCTTTTATCACCTCGACTTCCTGTGGCACATAGACGATAGAATCCTTAGCCGGAAGATAAACCGTATCGTGTACGGCTTCCAGGTTGTAATCCAGTCGCCCGTCTTCGAACGTCAGGTGGCTGTTCATGCCTTGCGATTTTAGTTCGTCGTATGCTTTCAGGATAACCCGGTTATTGCTGTCACACTCGAACAGGGCGGTCAGAAGGGCCGAATCCGGGGGCAGATAGACCGGAACCAGTCGTTCGGTAACAAGATTACCGGGTAGGCTCACGAGAGCGCGGCTCGCATTCTTCGGCCCTCTGCAGCTCAATACGCACAGGGCAAGCAGCAACATGAGGGCAGTTATTGACTTTCTCAACAGCCCGGCGAAGTCGGGCCAGTTCCTTACGTATCGCATTAATCTCTTTTTTTAGCGGTTCGACAACTTGTTCCATCAGGATAGACATTCCATTTTTTACATTTTCCAGTTCGTCGCCCCGTGTATCCGCCTTAGATGCTTCCACCTGCGCCCTTAATCCTTCTACCTCCGCCTCATACTTATTACGCAGCAGTTTAGCTGTAAGCCACGAGCTGAACGGTGCGGTAACGATTGCGGCGATTATGGATATTATTTCTGGTATTCCCATCCTGATTTCACAGAGTTACATTATTTGTTCAACAATTCCCAACCGGCTTCAACGTCTTTCATTACGGCCGGGATACCATTTTCTACCTGGCTTATCGCAGCGGCAAAGGCGCACATCGTACCTTTATCGGCCACATCCGGAACAAACGTCGTGGGAACTTCCATTTCTTTGCAAACACGCGTAATATAGCCTGAAGTATTGTTTTCGCTTCGTGGAGCCCACCGGTTGATAAAGTCCGCTATTGTTTTACAACCGTGCTTATGACGATAATTCTGCAATAGCTTTATCAACGCACGATAGCCGTGTGCCATATCTGTAAATTCTTCAAACGTGTTGTCCCTCTTTGCCATAGCAGGCACTTCTCCCTTCCAGTCGGTAGCATCCGAATTGCGGATGTTACCGGGATTATTATTTCTGATACCTCGCGGAGTGCCCATAATTATGCGCTTTTATATTCTGACATAATAGCTCCCATCGCGTCTTTCTTTTTAGGAAGCACGATAAAGTAATGACGGAAGTTCACAAGGCTTCGCTGGTTAAGCGGGTCTGTTTTTGCCTCCGAGTAATACATCTTTGTGCTGCCCGCTGCTTTAAACACGCGTTTGGTATAGAAGGCAACTGAAGCCTGATATTCATTAGTACTTGCTGCCGTTCCGAATGCAACCTTTGTTCCGGCTGTCTTGTAAACCGGATTGTCCGAATACTCGTACACCTCGAATCCGTACAGGTTGGCAATTTTACCGGTAGTATAATTATAATACTGATCTTTAAACTTCTGGTCTGTCAGAAGCAAATCGTTAACGTGATCGCTACACAAAACAAGACGCCTTCCCTGTACGGGAATCTTCATTTTATCGAATTTATCCTTAAGCGCGATAATGTCTGAGATTTGCAAACGTTTTCGTCCGGTAGCACCACCACCAACAACCTCACCGGATGTTTTCAAAACCGGGGTTTTGGCACTGTCGCTGTCTGGGGCCAGCGCATGGATAGCCTTGGCAAATTTCTTTTCCTTTATCGCGTCTGCGTGGCGTTCCTTCAGGCTCGACATCTTGTCGTAGGAAGAAGCGTACAGTTCATCGTCCGTTACAGGTGTTGGTTTGGTTTGGAACTTATCCAGGGAGAACACCGCATCGGTATCAGTAATATCCTGTACTGCCAAAGGGTAGGTCGTGTTATTGACCAGCACTTCCGGATCACCGCCGACATCAATCATGTGGATTACGTCATTCTCAGCATACTGCGAATAGTCCGGCAGTCCGTCAAGAAAGGTTGCCACATCACCGGCACGAAGTGTTTTGATTAATTCGCCAGTCCATACCTCGGTCAGCACCCCTTCGCAAAGTGCTCCGGAAGGCAAGAAAGGACCGGCCACTAATGATACGCTGACAGCGGTAGCGGCTCCGGCCATAGCCGGAACGCCCATCACGGCGGCAACCATAACGCCCATCACCGCATTAAACAGCAGGGCTGTAATAGCTTTGATTCCTTTTGATTCCATTTGTTTTTTGATTTGTTTGATTGATTAATAATTAGGACAGTCCACACCATATTCAGCCTTATACAGCTTCATATAAGTGGCTTTGTCGTTTGTTCTCAGTTCAATAATTTTGTCGGCCGGAACGTCTGATAATTTCTTCCACTCGGCAGAAGCGGAATTTCCACCGGAAAGTCGGATCACGTCAGTTGGTTTCTGCGCCGGTGTCATGGCTTCGAAGGTTATCTTCAAAGTTTCAAGGCCGACCTTTTTGCCGAGCTCGACAAAATGGTTCTTTTTCTCGGCCGTGATACGACGTTCGTTAATGGCATTTTCTACCGCGGTGGTAATACCAGCCAGTTGCATTTCTTCCTTTTCCTTTCTTAACTGTTCGTTGGCAGTTTTATAACCCAACAGCACTTCGATTGTGGAAAGGATTTCTTTTTCCGTTGCCGTTTCCGGCAGCCCAAGCTTCAGGGCGATTGCTTTAAAATCCATCTTTTCGTCTGATTTTTGAGTGTTATTAATAAGCAGCGGGAGGTTTTCCGAGTCCTCTCCGGCTACCAGTTTCAATTCTTTTCCGTCAGCGTTCAATATAAGCGGCAGAGCATTGTCATTACCACCGATGTCCACCATACTGACCTCGGTCAGCTTGCTGCGGGTGACGGTCGCACGATACTGTCCGGGCTTGATAAGCTCCGGAGCGTCGCTGTATTCCAGTACATCCACATTAGCAGAAGCCATACGCAGTGTGCCCTTTTCCCACTGCGCCTTCGCCTGTTTGGACTCCTCGCGCACTTCGTCAAACCAGGGCTCTCCCGTCACCCGCCCTTCCTCTTTCTTCACATCTTTGATGCAGCCGATTATCACACCACGCCAGTGCATCCAGAGCAGTACCGGATTCCTCTCATATTGGGAAATATCCATTCCCGCCGTGCTGATCCACGTTCCGTAGCAGTTTACCGACTCATCGCTTATTACTATTCTTTTTGCCATTCGTTTGTTCGTTGATTGTCGCAAACATATTATTGTAAATACACCTGTCAAAATAAGAGCGCAATGGTTACACACTTCTATGTAATGGTTACACACTTCTATGTAACGACTACATTCTTAATTGCCGAAGCACGATTTCCTTTACAATTTTGCTGAAAAGCTAATATCAATTTTATGGCAACATCAAAGAAAGAACTTGAAAAAACGAAGGAACTGGCAAGGCTCTATTACTTGAATGGAGATACACAAAAACTGGTTGCCGAAAAAGTCGGAGTTTCCCGCGTAACAATAAACAAGTGGGTTAATGATGGTGGCTGGGACGCGCTACGCACAGCCAAGTCTATCACCCGTAAGGAGCTTGTGGCGAAAATTATGAGGAAGGCTGACGAAAGGCTGGAGAGTGGGGATATGACAGCCGACGAAATGGCAAAGCTGGCAGCCAGCATCGAGAAGATAGACAAGCGCACCAACGCCACGACTATTATCGAGGTGCTTACTTCCTATAACAACTGGTTGGTAGCACGTACCCAGATAGATAAAGAACTGACGGTGGATTTCCTGAAAATGACCAACCGCTACCAGGATATATTTATCGCGGAACAGGTTTCGGCCGAAAATCCGGGGCTATAATATATAAATGTATATGGCGACACAGATAAGTCAGAAAGAAGCATTGAAAAGGTGGAAGCAGCTTTGCGAGACCATCCAGAACTTTTCCACCGTCAACACGGCCGAAACAAAGGCCGAGCAGATGGAACGCATCAGCCGCGCCCGGAAAGATTACGCCTATTTCGTGGAATATTACTTTCCGCATTATTGTACCGACAGCGAAACTGGCAAAGTTATCCCTTCCGCAAAGCACCATATTGAGGCGGCGAAAAAGATACTGAAACGCCGGACATTGAAGGCGGTTTTCAAATGGGCACGTGGCCAAGCCAAATCTACACACATGGACGTCATGATTCCCATGTGGCTCATGGCGCAGAAACGGCGTGAAATTAATGTCATGGTATTGGTGGGCAAGTCGGAGGATGCCGCCTGCACCTTGCTTGGCGACATTCAGGCAGAACTGCAATACAACAAACGATATACCCACGACTTCGGAACCAAATACAATGCCGGGAACTGGCAGGATGGCGAGTTTGTAACCTCCGACGGCGTGGCATTCTTCGCACGTGGCCGTGGCCAGTCCCCGCGTGGTCTCCGCTACCGGAACCGGCGACCGGACTATATCGTTATCGACGACCTCGACGACGACGAATTGTGTGAAAATGACAGCCGTGTCCGTAAACTGACCGAATGGGTGAAAGAGGCCCTTTTCGGGGCGTTCGGTGCCGAAGGCGGGCGTTTTATCATGGTCGGCAACCTGATCAGCAAATGTAGCGTGCTGGCCAACATAGCCGCGTCGAAAGGCGTTGAAGTAAGTCAGGTAAACGTCCTGGACAAGAACGGCAAATCCGCCTGGCCGGAATACTGGACACCGGAACGCATCCGGGAAAAACGGGAGTTCATGGGCTACCGGGCCTTTGAGAAGGAATACATGAACAACCCGATTAAGGAAGGTTCCGTATTTCGTAAAGACTGGATTCGGTGGAAAAAGATATTGCCGCTCGACAAGTACGATGAAATTGTCGCCTATTGCGACCCCTCATTCAAAGGCTCTACAAAAAACGACTACAAGGCCATCAAGGTATGGGGCAAAGCCGGAACAGAACTGCACCATATCCGCGCTTTTGTCCGGCAATGTTCCGTTGCGGAAATGGTACGCTGGTTCTATGACTTACACGAAAGCCTGCCGGAAGGGGTTATCTGCAAATACATGATAGAGGCGAATTTCCTGCAAGACACCTTGCTTGACGATTTCGAGGAAGAAGGAAACCTTCGCGGATACCAGTTACCCATACAGGCCGACAAACGCAAAAAGCCGGACAAGTTCCAGCGTATCGAAGCGGTATCGCCGCTTTGGGAACGTGGTTTTGTCTTTTACAACGAGGATTTACAGAATGATCCGGACATGCTGGCGGGTATCGAACAGACACTTTCAATCGAAAAGGGCAGCAGCACACACGATGATGGTCCCGACGCAGATGAAGGTGCAATCAATGTATTACAGAAGCATTCAAGAATACAGAAGTTTAAACCGAGCATCGGCACACGCCGGTCTCCTAAAAATATATGGTAAGATGAAACAGTTTATTAAAGACCTTATCTTGAGTTACAGGATAAAACGTGCCATTCGCTTGGCAGAAGAACTTTCCAGAGTTAGCAAACGCCGGTATCTTGTCCTTATGGTGGCAGGCATTCCTAAAGTATATTCCAAACAGGAACTGAAAAAGATGATTACCCAAAGGAAATTCCGTAAGGGTACAACCATTCAGGATCTGGAGAAGAAAGCAATCCTTATAACCGGGTAAGCCTATGTTTTTGACCGAAGAAGATTATATCGTGGCAAGCAATACGGCACTGAACGTATTACAGCAATGTTCGGAGGAAAAACGGGAAACCGCCGAACGGATGGCCATTGAGGAAGTGTCCGGCTATCTAAGAAGCCGGTACGATGTGAAGAAGATTTTCGCCGCCTCCGGTAGCGAGCGGAATAACATTATCGTGCTCCGTACCTGCGATGTATCCTTGTACCATCTTTCTGCGTGGCTGCCAAACAAGATGGGGCACGAAATAAGGAAAGAACGTTACGAACTTGCCTTGAAATGGTTGGAAGGCGTACAGGCGGGCAAGATAATTCCTGACCTTCCCACCGTAACCGGAGAAGATGGCGAGGAAGACGTGAACAACCCTGTCAAATGGGGTTCCGGAAGACAAAATACTTATATATGGTAGATTATGGCAAAAAGAAACAAATATAATCCAGGCATGAAGATTGGAGGATTCAACCTGGCATCGGCAAAAGACCGTCGTCGGCTTCAGTCGCTGACGGTAGAACTGAAGCTCCAGGCCGAAGCCTTGACGCAAAAGGATATGCGTTCATGGCGTCAGGCGTGGCAACAGGCTATAGACATCGAAAACCCGCGCCGGGAACGGTTGTATGATATTTACCGGGATGTGGAAGTAGACCTGCATCTTTGCGGTTGTGTGGACCAGCGTAAGGGATTCGTTCAGAAGAAAGGCTTCAAACTCGTAGATGCCAAAGGGAAACAGAACGATGATGTTACCCGGCTTTTTGAAGCGGTTTGGTTCAAGGATTTGGTCGGTTATATACTGGATTCCCGATATTGGGGACATTCGCTTATCCAGCTCGGCGATGTGGTGAGCATCGACGGGGAAATGCGTTACACGGGCGTAGAACTGGTGAACCGTAAGCACGTAATACCGGAATACGGCGTAATCATCCGGGAACAGAGCGACGAATGGAGGTTGGGTATGCCTTACCGGGAAGGACCTATGGCCGACTGGGTGGTGGAAGCCGGTAGGCCGAAGGATTTGGGCTTATACCTGAAAGCGGCAACGCAAACCATACCGAAAAAGAATATGCTTGCCTATTGGGACCAGTTCGGGGAAATATTCGGTATGCCAATCCGTATCGCCAAAACAACGGCACGAGACCCGAAAGACAGGAGCCAGATAGAGAACATGCTGGCCTCTATGGGTGCGGCCGCATGGGGCCTGTTCCCGGACGGAACCGATATTGACATCAAGGAGACGACACGGGGCGATGCCTTCAACGTCTATGACAAACGTATTGATCGGGCCAACTCGGAACTGTCAAAAGGTATCCTGAACCAGACAATGACCATCGACAACGGTAGCAGCCTCTCACAGTCGGAAGTCCATTTGGAAGTGTTCGAGAATGTGGTCGAAAAGGATGCCGACCTCGTAAAAGACATCGTAAACGACCAGCTCCTGCCACGCATGGTAAAGCACGGTTTTCCGGTAAAAGGGCTGCACTTTGAATGGGACGACAGCGTGGACTATACGCCGGAACAGCAGTTGGAATACGAAAAGATGATTGCAGACCGCTACGAGGTTGACCCGAAATATTTCATCGACAAATACGGCGTTCCAATCATCGGCAAAAAGACTGTTCCGGACACTTCCGCACAACTGGCACAACCTTTTTTCGACTGAGCCCGGATGATTATGCCGGGCTGCACAAAAGAATTGATGCACTATACCAGGAAGGAAACCTGCAATTAGCCGACACTGACGACTACCCGGACATGTCAGGTGTTGAATCTGCCTTCGAGAAAGCGATGAAGTGGTTGCACGGGAAGCGGATATTCGGAGCAGGTATGCTGAAAGAAAAGCCGGTTCGCCGATTGATCGAGGAAACCGCGGCTTACCTTTCAAAAGGCATTGAGCGTGGTATTATACAGGAATCGCCGTCGGAAGAGATGGTCTCCAGCCTTCGGGAAAGTGCCGGAGTATTCTCCGGATTCAAGACTTTTCACGAAATGAAAGAAGCCGCAAACCTGTTGCTGGACGAAAACGGCGATTTAAAGCCGTTTGAACAGTTTTCAAATGACGTTCAAAAGATTAATGAGGCTTACAACAAACACTATTTGAAAACTGAATACAATTTCGCCGTGCAAAGTGCGGAAATGGCCGCCAAGTGGGAAGAACAGCAGGACGACGGCGAGGGTCGTTATTTGCTCCAGTACCGTACCGCGGGGGATAAGAAGGTACGTCCGGCACACCAGGAAATGAACGGTATCACGCTGCCATCTTCCGACCCGTTCTGGGACAAATATTATCCTCCGAACGGCTTTAACTGTCGTTGTACCGTCCAAAAGGTACGCGCCGCCAAATACCCGGCAACTGACAGCAAAGAAGCCATGGAGACCGGGGACAAGGCAACCGAGGGCAAATACGCCGAAATGTTCCGCTTCAATCCGGGCAAACAGCGTGCGGCTTATCCGGCTTACAACTCGTACACAATAAAAAAGTGCGCCACCTGCAAAAAGAGCGGGTTTAAACTGGCGAAGATACCCAGTAACGAACTTTGCGCTGCTTGTCCGATTATTCATGAGTGTGCCGGGGACATCGCCAAATCACAATCGGCCATTGAGCGGAAGCACTACCTACGGGAAATGCAGCCGCTACTAAAGAAAAAGGTCCTTTTAGAGATTGACGGGATAAAGAAAAGCGTAGGATTCCGCAAAACCGGAAATGAGCATCTGTACAGCGATACGTTCGGCCGTTCCTCCGTTCTAAAGAAGGAACACCTTTCAGGTCTGGACAAGGTACTGGAAAAAGCGGTCTATGTAAAAACCTCCGACTCACTCAGTCATGACAGGAAGGATAAAATCAAACGGTTTTATTATCTAAAGTCAGAGATAGAAGGGAAAACTGTTTATTTGAATATTGCGGAAACGGATGAAAGGTCAAATAAAGGTGTCGTTTGGCATAACCGGTTTTTATATTCGATTACTGATAAAATAAAATAAAAGCACCCGTTTGCGCCGTCTTAGGTTCCAAGACCAGGTGTGGCCACAAAACGAATGCTTTTATACCGCAAATATACAACTAATAATTTAAAACCCAATCCTATGGACGGAGATTTTAAGAAAGAAGTCATTGACCGGTCGATAGAGGACATCAAAACCGAGTTTGACGAGGAATTTGACAGGAATTTCGAGCGCAGGGCTTTCTTTGACGAGAAACAGTGGCCGGAACGGAAGTTCGACGACGGGGTCGGTACCCTGATGCAGCGGCACGGCGGACTGCGCCGGAGCATCAAGAGCCGGAAACGCCGGGGCGAGCTGGTGTATTCGTCTAACTTGCCATACGCCCAGATTCATAATGAAGGCGGGGAAATTAAGGTTACCAGGAAGATGAAGGGATATTTCTTCGGCAAACTAAAAGAGACGCGTGGTAAATACCAGTACAAGAAGAACGGCGAACGCCGCGGTAACAAACGCAACCGGGAACTGTCCGAAAAGGAACAGTTTTACCTGGCGATGGCCTTGAAGAAAGTCGGCTCTGCCATCAAGATGCCGGAACGCCGCTTTATCGGATCCGGGCGCAATACCGACCGGATCATCCGGGAAATAACTGAACAGAACTTCGAGGAATATTTAAAGAACCATCCAATCATAGACAAATGAGAAAGATTTTATACCAGGAACTAAAGAAACGCCTGTCGCGCCTTTTAATGGTCGACAGTGGCGACATCGAGTTGGTATCGGAAGAACGTATCAAGCAAATGACAGAAGCCGGAGAAACGCCCGATTTTGCGATAAAACATTTTGGATTATGGAACCGGCAAGTGGAGTTTATCGAGGAAGAAGCGCATTTCCCGATGCCCGCCGTATTTATTGAGTTCGGACGCCTGGCATGGCGACACCAGCAAGGGGGATTACAGGACGCGGACCTGACTGTCGGGCTGCACATCCTGACAATAGCACAGCCGGAAGGGTACGACGGTGAGGAGTTCCACCTGGATTTGCTCGACAAGATAAACCGCTGCCTGCACGGGTTCACCGGTGAATATTGGGGTTCTTTCAAGCGTTCGGCATCTATACCTTGTCACGACCACGAGGAAATACTGGACGATACGGAGGTTTATCAAACACTTTTGTATGACGATTCGGCGGTGAAGAAACTGGTTAAACATCCGGTTCCGCCTGAGTTTATCAGTCGAAAAGGCTAAGCTGTAATTCGTTTACTTTTTGCGCCACCTTGGGGTTGGCCGCGGCATTGATATAGTTGTAGAAGGTCTTTTCTGTGATACCATAAATAGGATAAATGTATCTGCGCCAAATCTCCCGGTTAGACAGTCCGGTTTTGGCGTATTCGTCGTAAATTGCATTTACCTCAGCAACACGACGCGCGTAAGAACATCCTTTTAAACTCATTTACCCCAGATATTTAGTTTCAATTACAAATTTATCGAATTGACACCAACGAGCAAAATAAAAGGCGGGATAGTTTTACACATCTCGCCTTTTGAGTACTTCCTTAGTAAAGCCTTATTCAAGTCGCATCGTTAATACTTATTTCTCCTTTTAATACCTTCTCAACTTGTTTATCAAGCAGCTCCTGGAATTCTATCTGACAAATTAGAGAACAATCAGGTACAACCTCTTCCATAGAAACGCCTCGCCAAGTTGGTAACTCATCAAGAAAAACACGACCATTTTTATCTTTTAAACACGTTGCGCCAACTTCACGCTCAATTTGTGCCATTTGAAGAAATATATCCGGAAAATCTTTTCGTATCTTATTCCAATACCCCATACCTCCTTTGACACAACCAACACAGTTATTATTATTGTATCCCATTTTATACATAATCGGTATTTCAATTCCGGCTTTCCAAAGTATCCCCATTGCATCTGGCTTGGTTATATGCTTTTCAATAAGAGGAAACAATGGTTTTGTATTCGGATATTGCTGTTTGAATCGAATAGCTCTATTGATTTCTTTGGGACTAAAATCGAAACCCCAAACTTGACCGTCCCATTCTTTCAGCTCTTTTTCCAACTTATACCGTACTTTCTTTTTCAGCTCAAGAGTACAAGCTGCTCCACGTGCGCTGTTAATCCAACCTTTTTGAAGCACGTCAAGGACACAACTATACTTATCACTTTTAATAATATTAATAGGCTGACCATACCAATGTTCACAGTCAGCAAGAAAGCGAATATTATCGGGATGCCCGGAGCCGGTATCTATATAATAGATTTGCACATTACTATACAAACCTAATGCTATTTTACAAGCTACTGCTGATGTTGCTCCGCAGGAAAACCATGCTATTATCATTTTAATTTACTAATTTTGTCAACTAATAATACAATAAAAATAAATATGAGTTTTGATTTCATTAAAAAGAATTGGATATTATTGGTACTCTTAGTAGCCTCGTTTACAATCACTATTATTGGAGCATTTTACAAATGCGCAATTATTACAATTATTGGTGGAGCCTTATCATTCCTTACAGCTATATTTAATGCTTATAAGTCTTATCTAACAAACAAGAACATTAAAGCAACATTAAATGATTTAGATGATCGTACAACTTGGCATGAATTTTAAATTAATATCCATTATTTAAGGCCAGAAATCCTGGCCTTAAATTTATTATACTTTCTCCACATAAATCCCAACCAAATCAGCCAAATCTTGATAAACCGCCTGTCCGGTGTCGCGGGTGCATTTATAAATCACTCCATTCTGCGAATAATACTTTCCGGTAGACAACTCCATATTGTTATTATATGGTATTGGGTCATCAATCGTACCAGCGTTTTCTTCATTTATTTCTTCATACAAAGCTGCAGTTTCAATACTTGGCGGCTGGTTTTCCAGTACCGGATTAATATCCTGGCGAACGCGGAACAAACTTTCGCCATAAGTAACACGGCTTTTCGCCTTCAGCTCTTTGCCTATAAACGACTCCCAGGACGGGTGCAAATCCTTAACCGCCAGCGCATCGTTGTTAGACAAGTCGACAGAATTTATTGTCATACGGGCAAAAAATACCGCCTGCTGTTCCGGAGTTGTTCCTTGTTTTGAAACGGCGTCCTTAACCTGTTGTAATGTCATACTTGTTGGGGTTGGATAACCGGTAGAATAGTCCATCACGGTTAGCACGTCAATACTGTCTGCCGCATCAATTTCATTCAAAAGCGTTAAAGTGTTATTGTTATATGCTGACAGGTATCGCGTCATATCGTTTACAATATACAGAGCCTCCTGCGATGTCACTTCAATAACACCCTCTGACGTAACTATTGAAACATTATCACCTTCTGATGCCTGCGCCTGGCTACGCAGGAACAACAGTCCCTGCTCAGACATTTCTATTGTTTTGCCGTCCAAAACAAACTTTGCGGTTGCCTCCGTACTTCCACACCAAAATGATATTATCTGCTGTACGTCGCTCAGATCCGGCTTAAACAGGAATGTTTCTTCCATATAGTTAATACCGTTTGTCTGGCCTTCATCTGTTTCCGGATTCTCCTGGACATCCCAACGGACGTTCCACTTATTCAGGTCGGCGTTGATGCACTCAAATAACGATACGCCAGCTGTTCCTTTTACTCTTTTCATTTTACTACTGTTTATTGTTAAATTTAAAGTTTTCGTTCTACTAAACATTTTCCGGCACATAAGCCGAAATATAAGTTGTTACTTCGCATGATACGATTACGCGCCCGGAACCTTTGCACTGGGGACAGATTGCTCCGTCTTTCATGCCTTTGCCCTCACACACCTTACAGGCTACGATATGCGGCGGAATTGTCCTTTCGCGTTTAGGGCTTGGTTCCACACTTGCCGGCTGCGACACAGCCGGTTGTTTTACTTGTGTTCTCTTAAATCGTCCTAAAATGTTTTTCATTATTTCAATCTGTTTTTATATTCAACTTCCATTTCGTTAATCATTCGCTCCACTTCCTGCCATCCGGGAAACCCGCCAACATTTTTGTCATCTATATAACAATGGGCATAAACCTTATTACCACCTTCTCCATATAAGCGAACGTTGTCGGGATTGTGGTCATTTATACGGTCAAAAGGTATTTTATGCTCCAACAGCCAGTTGATGGCCGCTAAAAGCTGGGGGCCACATCTACATGTCCACAGGATTATATAATGGCCTGAGTCGTGCAGTCTCCTAAGCACTTCCCCGGCATAGGGCATTTCACCCTTAATAGCGGGGAAGTCACTTCTGCAAATCGTTCCGTCAAAATCTACCGCTATAATCATAAGTCATGCCTCCGTCATGCCTAAAGGAATACAAACCCATGCTCCATTCTCGTTCTTAACCTCAGCCCGAATAAACTGTTTGCTGATTGCCGGCTGGTAGCTCTCCTCAATTATCTGTACGCCTTCCATAAATCGTTCGTTTCCGGATTCTTCCGCTATTTTGCGAAGCTGTACAACTCGGCTTGCTTTCAGAGTGCCTTTAGCGTCACGCGCCAACAGCCTGAGCACCATTTTAACCAAGGATTGTGTCTTAGCATCGCTTGCCAGCCCTTCAATGTATTCTTTCACGATTGCAATACCGTCTTCCACTGTGTCCCTGTAGCCGTCTGTTACATACACGCCGACCGTTATACGTTTATCACCTGCCGAATTGGTAAAGGTATCGGATCGTTGCCCGTCCTTCTTCAACTTAAGCACGTCGGCCTTCATTTCTATTACATTGCGGAAATCGTCCAGTATTGACTGTTTTGTTTCCTTGATACCTTGACTTAGGCACTCCAGCGACGGAATGGCGCGCTCAATTGTTTCATCCACCAGGTCACGATAAGCCTCACGATCACGCTTAGCCTGTTCCTTTGCGTTTTTAGCCGCCTGTGCAGCCTTAAATTCTTCAAACTGCTGTTTTTCCTCAGCTGTCATTTCTACTGTCTGTTTCACTTCTTCCATGATTCTGTCAATTTAAAAGTTGATTACTATTGTTGTTTTCTTCCTCTTTTCTTCGGATAATCCGGAGCTTGATATTTACAGTTTCCAGTTCGTCCACGGTCAGTTTCCGAAATTCCTTACCCGCAATTCGTGTGTTCATGCAGTAGGCATCTACCCGGTTCCAGTCGGTTGTATCGACACCGATTTTCTGCAATTGTTTTAAAACTGCGGATCGTTTGCGTCTCAGTTCTTCCCGGTAAAGCTCACGGGCTTTCAGGTTTGAGTCCTGACGCTGCAGTTCATCACACATTGCGTCGTACTCCTTTTCAGTCATTTCCCGGAGCGATTCCGTCCGCCCACCGGTGTACTGACTTACAAGCGATGCTTTCAGCTCATCTTTATCTACCGTAGGCAAACGGTTAAGAAGGACATAAAATCGTGCGTAGTTACGTGCTT